TTGGAAGATCAAATCAAAGCACTCGACGCACGTGTTGAGGCGTACCGCAACGACATCAAGACCAATGAAATTGTTGGTTTCGAACGCGAAACGAATTACACATTGGCGAAAAAGCGCAAGGCGTCGAAAGATGAGCTTGACGCCATCGAACAGTCGTGCGTGGAAGTTGACAAGTTGATTGAAACGCAAGAGCAATCAATCAAAGACTTGCTTGCCGAAAAGACGCGGTTGACTTCAAACCGCGAGGGCCGACGCGCTAACGCTAAGGTCACGAACATCAAAGACGCCAAAAAGTCAACGGGCATTTCACCCGTGCCGCGTCGGCCACGCGCCAAGAAAGTGCCCGCCAAGAAAGTGCCCGCCAAACGCACACCCGCGAAGCGCCGCTAATGTTGCTCGCCTTTGCCCAACAACCGTTTGCCGCGATGTGGTCATTTGAAGACACGGGCGCGAGCATCGGGTTGGGCAAGGTGGGCGGGTACGCCGTCGTGGCTCGCTTGAATGGGTATGCGGCGATTGCTCGAATGCACGGGCGCGCGTCACACGCTCACATGAATGGCGACGCCGCTACAGCCTCACTCAATGGCTACGCCGCTGATGCTGTAATGGTTGGCACAGCGAAGGGTGACACAACATGAGTCCGTTATACGATTTCGACGGCGGCAACAAGATTCGTTTTCGAACGGGCGACGGCACATCAGGCTTGTCCGATGACACGCCCTTTACCGCCATCGAAGCGGGCGGCACGCCGATTGACCCTGACGTTACCCAATTCAAATTGGCAAAGAACGGCGCTGACGCTGACACCTTTACCTACACATGGGGCGCGTCACCGCCTGACCCCAGTTTCACCATCGTGCGCCTTGCGACGGGTGACTACAAAGCCGAATTCGATGACGTGACCGATGACGATGAATACTGGGAAGGCCAATGGCTATGTCATTCTGATGACGCGGTCAATCACGACACCACCAAAACCAAAGTCGCGGGCAAGGTCATTCGCGTCATCATTAGAGATAGCGGGCTATGACCATTGAGACAACCGAACCCGTAAAGACACACAGGTGGCGAACGGTGCTCGCCATTGTCTTTTTGCTCGGGTGGTTGGCGGCAATCTTCGGTTACATCTTTGACGATTGGTGGCGACACCGAATCATTGAAGACTTCTGGCCTATTGACAATTCGACATTGTCGCCCAATTTGGTTGCGACGGTTATTCAATACGCCATCATCATCGTGACGGTTGTGTTGGCCTACCCACCAGCTCGCGATTTTTTCAAACGTGAATTCGCTAAGGCCAGTGCCGAACGCGCGGCACACCATGATGAAGCCACGGCGCACCGCGATGAATTGTTGCGCCACGTGCAACACATCATCAAGCATCACCCCGACATACCGCCATTAGAACCGAAGATGAATGCCGATACTTCAACTGAGTGACGCCGCAGCGGTAGCCGCTGAAATGCTCGACCCCACGTTGAGCCTTGACGACATCTCACGTGGCTTGCTCAACTGGCGCGACATTCGCCGCGACAACCAAACGCCACCCATTGACCCGCTCGACTGGTTCTTGTGGGTGTTACTCGCGGGGCGCGGCTTTGGCAAGACCGCGACGGGCGGCAACTTTCTACTTGATGAAATGCAAGCGGCGCCTAATTATTGGTACGCGATGATTGGCCCGACGTTTGACGAGGGCCGCGACATCATGGTTGAAGGTGAAAGCGGCTTGTTGTATTGGGCTGACGCGCGCAAGATTCGCCACACGTGGAATAAGTCGCTCGGGCATTTCACCATCAAGGGTGGCGCACGTGCTGACTTGTTCACCGCTGAAAAACCTGACGGCGTGCGTGGCCCAAACTTGCGCGCACTATGGGGCGATGAATTCGCGTCATGGCGCTATGGGCAACAAGTGTGGCAAACGGTTATTTGGGCGATGCGTAAAGGCAACGTGAAAGCATTGTTGACGGGCACACCACAGGCCACGCCATTCGTCAAAGAAATTTTGCGTCAAGCGAGCGTGGTGACCAAGGGCGTCACGGCTGACAATGAAGCGAACCTCAGTTCGAAGTTTCTTGAGCGCGTCATCAAACCGCTTGAGGGTACGCGCCTATATCGACAAGAGGCGTTGGCTGAAATTCTTGAAGACGTTGATGGCGCCTTGTGGAAACAAGCCGAGATTGACGCCACCCGCGTCGCGAGCGTGCCGAGCTACCAAGAATACGACGGCGACGAATTGGTTGACGTGGCTGACCTTGTTGAACTGGGCGTGACGGTTGACCCGTCAGCGAGCAACAAGGGGCCACGTTCGGCAACGGGCCATGCCCAACGTGCCAGTGACGAATGCGGCATTATGCTCGCGGGCCGGGGTAGCGACGGCCACGCCTATGTCATGGCTGATTGGTCAGAGCGGCTTTCAATTGAACAGTGGGCGGCGCGGGCCATTGACCTGTATGACATGTTTGAAGCCGACTGGATTGGGGCCGAAGTCAACCACGGGCACGACATGGTTGTGAGCGCTTTGACCGCACATTGCCGCGCAACGGGCCGGTCAGTGCCCAAGATCGTGCGGCTAAATGCCAGTCGCGGCAAGACCGTTCGCGCACAGCCGGTGCAAGGTCTTTATGTTCAAAGCATGGTTCACCACGTGGGCGTTTTTCCAAAATTGGAAGATGAAATGACCACATGGATTGAGGGCGCCCCCGGCGCAAGGTCACCGAATCGGCTTGACGCTCTTGTGTACGCTGTGAGTGAGCTATTGCTAAAGCGCTCGGGTCGAAAGTTGGGTTACACGGCATCATGAGCGTCACCGACCGCATACGCGATGTGATCATTGGCGAGTCGCGTTCGCTCGACATAGTTTCACCATCTCGCGGGCGCAACGTTGAGATTCGTGACCCGTCGGGCGCGACTCTTCAAACATCGACCTACACCAATTTGGGCAAGCCAATGGTGCCCGTTTGGAATGCTGAAGACGCCGTGCGGCTCGCTTATTACGCCAACGTGATTGTGTATCGTGCCGTGTTTCAATGCGCAATGGCAATCAGTGGTCTTCCATTTCGCGCGGGTAAAGACCCCGAAAAGCCTGACAAGTTTGTGACGACGGCGCCACTGGCGCGGTTACTCTCACCCCCACCCGGTGGGCCAGCGCCACACGTGAGCGCACGCCGTTTGTGGGCGTGGACAGTTACGCAATATCTGATCACGGGCAAATGGGCGTGGGAAATTGAATGTGAATCACCAAAAGGCAAAGGTCAAATCGTCAACCTGTGGCCGTTAGTCAGTTGCGCTCTTGAGGCGTTACCGACGAAAAGCGGCAACGATTATTTCACGGGCTACAGCTACGGCAAACCGGGCACGACGGGCAACGAACGCCGCCCGTTGACACCTGACCAAGTCTTTTACGGGTGGCGCCCAATGGCTGATGACTACCGCCAACCCGAATCGCCGTTGCAAGCCGCGCGCCTTGGCGTCAGCGTGGCCGTCATGCAAGACCGATATGACTTCGCCTTTTTACGCAATGACGCACGCCCCGCCGCCATCGTGGTGCATGAAGCGTTCGCGACAAAACAAGAGGGCGAAGCATTCAAGCGCGCGTTTCGCGGCGACTTTCGTGGCCCCGACAATGCGGGCAAGACAATGTTTCTTGAAGCATTGGGCGACACTGAGCACGGTGTTATGGGCAGCATTGACATCAAGGTGCTTGGCATGTCACAGCGTGACGGCCAATTCATGCAACGTTACGAACAGAAGATCAATGACATTTGCGTGGCGCTCGGCACGCCGTTGTCAATCTTGGGCGACTCTTCAAAACGCACCTATGACGCGGCCAATGTTGAACATCGCAACTGGTGGGAAAACACGTTGCAACCGTTGTGCTTTGAATTGGCTGATGAAGCCAACATGCAACTGGCGCCGCGACTGGGCAATGAGCTCGGTTGGTTTGACTTCAGCCGCGTCAAGGCGCTTCAGAGTGACAACAAACTTTTGACGCTCGGGGCGACGTTGCCAATGTTGGTGGGCGCCGGTAAGCCCATTGCCAGCACCGAACTTCGCGACGCGCTAGAACTGCCCACAACGCGCCCGCCTGACATGCCCGGTGAAACGGCCACGCCCGCGCCTACGGGCGCTGTGGCGTCAACTGAGCCGCCTACGGGCGTCGATGACGGGTCACCGGGTAAAGCGCCTGACACGGGAATGAAGCCCGCACCCGCACCAACGGGTACGCCCGATATAACGCCGCCGGGGCCGGGGCGTCAACCGGGTGCTGGCCGTGAAGCCGCTACCGAGACCCGCGAACGCACGCGCGAGACCCGCCTAACTGAATGGCGCAAGGTTGACGCCAGTGTGCGAGCGTTCGAACCCATCTTTGAAGAGGCCATGCAAACCATCTTCGAAAAGCAAGAACGTAGTGTGCTCGCGAAGTTGCGTGACCGAAGGGGCGCACGCGCCAAGGGTGACGATGCCGCGTCACGTTTGTTCGATCAGGAGTATTGGTCACAGGAGATTGCGAAGGTCATGGGGCCGCATTATGGCACCGTGTTCGCGCGAGCGGGCGAAGCCGTTGAAGCCAAGTTTGGCGTCAGCTTCAGCGTCAAAGACCCATTGGCCCGCGAATTCATCGACAAGCGCGCGAATCAACTGGCGGGTCAAGTCAACGAGACTACTTACGAATCAATCAAGAGCGTCATGGTTGACGGCGCGGCCAATGGCGCGAGCATTCCCGACATTGCCAAGAGCATCAAGGGCGTGTTTGATGAAGCCACGACCAACCGAGCGACAACGATTGCCCGCACTGAAGTGATCAGCGCCTACAACGGCTCGACGGTCACGATGGGTATGGCGATGCCTGATGATGTGTGCGCCGGTCAAGAGTGGATTGCCACTGATGATGACCGCACGCGGGCGGCTCACCTTGATGCTGACGGCCAACAAATCTCGACCAGTGATAGCTTCGATGTTGACGGCGAACCGTTGGCGTATCCCGGTGACCCGTCGGGTTCACCAGAAAATGTCATCAACTGTCGGTGCACCGTGGGCTTGCTCACGCCCGATGAATATGGCGGCGGTAGTCGCGACGCAAGCCACACAATTGAACCGTTCGAAGCCCGTAACCTTGAAGCGATGCGTGAAGAGGCGTACTGGGGCGAACTTGAAGGGGTGCCAGCATGAAAATTGACCAATTCGTTTCGCTCACACGCTCGGGGCGCGAAATCAAGGGCCGCGTCACTGACGTTGACGCCAATGGCGCCTTGAGCGTTCGCGTGTACGACAAGCGCGATGGCGGCGGCTACGAACCGACCCGGCGCACTATCACCGTTGAAGAGGCTGACGCGCGTGCCATTGACCCACTGCCCACCAAGGGTGTTCGCGGGGCCGGTTCAACGACCGAGCATCGCACAGTGCAAGTCAAGGTACTTGAGACCCGTGCCGCTGATGACACTGAAAGTGGCCTTGCTCAAGCATGGGTGCGCGTCAACGACTACACCATGACCGACACCTACGGCACACGCTTTGCACCGGGTGGCGCAAAAGAATATCTTGACGCCAACCCGAATCGCCCCACGTTGCTCTTCGGGCACGGCATGAGTGGCGGCATTCATTCAGTTCTTGGGCATCGGCTCGACTGGCGTGAAGACGCCACTGGGCTTGACGTTCTTTTTGAGTTTGACGATTTTGACGCCGTGCCCACAGCACGTCAGGCATTCGCGCAATTACAAAGCGGCTCGCTTGATTCATTCAGCGTGGGCTTCATTCGACAGGCTGATGAATACATTGAAAATTCTGATGGCAGTGAGTACGTATTGATCACCAAGTACGCATTGCCCGAAAATAGCATTGTCGTTGAGGCGAGTAATCCGGGCACGAAAATCTTGGCCTTGTCGGGCGCTCGCTCGACGCAAGCCGACCTTGTCAGTCACGTCATCATTCGCATGGCCGAAGGTGACCTTGACCTTGCCGACGCGCTCACTGAAGTTCGCGATGCGCTCGCGCACCCTGAAGGCGATACGGGTGACCAAACGTGGGCGGGCATTGCCGAGATTGCGAGCAATGTTGACGCCGCCGTTGATGCCATCAGGGCTGAAGTTGAAAACCCAACCGCGCCCGACAACAAGCAAACGATGGCACTGGTGTCGCTCGCTGAAGCGATGTGTGACGAATTGCTTGAGGCGTTGGGCGTCGATGACCCTGACGATGACGACACCGATACTGGCGCTGATGACGCCACCCAAGGCGCCATGATGGAGTCAAGCGGGCGTAGCAAGTCGCCCAAGGCTGTGACGTGCCCGACGTGTCAAGGGCGCGGCACCATCTTGAAGGGTGCGCGTGCGTGCCCGATGTGTAAGGGCGACAAGAAAGTGTTGCCGATCACAGCCGCTAAGCACTTCATGAAGGGGTCAAGTCGCTCGGGTGACGACACCGAAACTGATGAAGAGCGTGAGGCTCGCGAAACCGCCGAATGGAATGCCGCCGTTGTTGACCACGAACGCACATTGGCGCTCGCTGACGCCGACGACATCTTGATGCTGATTGACGGCTAGGCGTTTTCCAAAGTGCCATAGGTGAGATTCATGACCATTGGCACGCGCTTGGTCATGTCTCGCTTGTCGATCATCCATGTTTCGCGCACCATCGCGGTTTCAGTTTCGCGCTCGACGGGCTGACCTTCAGTGTCAACAACCATGCCGATAATGAGCGCATCAGTTTCGCGGTCAATGCGCACAATTCGCGTGCGCCCATCAGCGGTGATTTTGGCGTAGGTCTTCATGACGCCACCTTGTTGTGACGGCGCATTTTGTCGCTCTTGGTCAAGGTGACGCGTGCGCCACAGTCGTTGCATGTGGCGGCGTTGCCGTAGGCATAGCCGGTGCGGGCGGTCTCGCGGTTGTAGTTGTAGGTCAGTGAGCCCTTGCAACTGGCGTCAGCCTTGGCTTGCGCGGCGAGCTCGGCAGCGTTGGTGAAGTGAATCGGCGCACTCGGGTAACACACGGTGCACAGAATCGCGCCTTGTGACGCAACGGCGTCAGCCTCAGTCAAGCCACTGAGCTCGGGCAACCAGTTGAAGTCGGTGAAGTCTTTGCCGTTGTTGCATGTTGAGCAATCCATTGAACTGTGAACGTGTCCACCAACCGATGAGACAACAAGAAAGAACCGTGACCAGCCACCATAGTTCTTGGCTTCGGCGGCGTAGTTGTCGCTGGCAATTTGACGGGCGGCAACGGCACTGGTGTAACGCGCAATGCGGTCATCAGCGTTGTGACGCTTGGCGAGCGAAACTTCAAACTTGCCCGAAGCAAGAGCGGCAACAACATCGTCAGCGCTCATGTATGTGCCGTCAGCCATGTGACCGGGGCGGCGCTCGGATTCGAAACGAACCTTGGCGAGCAAGTTTGTCGGGATAAGGCTTTGCACCATCTTGGCGGCGTTGGCGGCGGTTGCGACAGCTTCGTGCTTGATGCAATAAGCGGCGGCAATCTTTGTGTCAACGGCAACTTCATGGGCATTGCTTGGTGTGGTGGTTGTGGTCATGCCAATAAGTATAACGGGTAGCCTTATCCCATGCACGCCAAACGCCCTTTTTCTACATATTTTTTCAATCTCCCAATCCCCAGTAATTGCAAGGGTTTTCAAGAAATTTGAAAAATTCTTGAAAAATAGCCATTTTGACGTACATGAAGTAAGGCTCACCCCTATACTTACCTACATGAAGTCAACCGCAACTAAGAGCTTGTGCGCCGGTACGGGCGCATTGGTCAAGTCGATAGTCAATGAGCATGAGCGAGTCACAGGCTTTGGCTATTGCCCCGTGTGTGGCGCCAAGAAATTTTTGAATGGCATGTACGGTGCAAACATTGACACGAAAACATGCGGGCGACTCCCGAAGCACACAACAACAACTAACCAAGAAAGCGGGTGAATCATCATGAAGTCATTTGAATCGTTTGAACTGGGCGACATTGTGCGCGTCAGACTGGCCGGTAAAATCGTGAGCGCCAAGATCATCGACCTTCGAGTTGATGACAATGACGTGGATATTGCGGACGTGCGCACTCTTGAAGATGAGCCGCGCCTGTTTAGTGCCGTTGAGTGCGCCACACTTAGATTTCAGTTTCGCCGTTGCGAAGGTATGACGCCTGTTGGCGATCACGGTGCATATCGCACCGTGAAGGTACGTTGTCGCCGCACATCAAAGTGTGGCGAAGTATTGTGTGGGCGCCACCTTGCGGGCGCACGTCGCACCGAACAAGCCGAGCGCCGCAATTCGGCATGGTACGGCAATGAATCATCGGCATCAATAGTTGGTGAGCGCTAATGACAACGGATACCGACTACGGCCAAGGCACCGGCACGCCTTGGTGTAATGAGTGCAAAGCCGAACACGCCTTTGCACCGTCAACGTGCCCGCGTTACTGGGCGGCAATGAACCGCGAAAAATTCGCATGGTCGAATAGGCGCGTGACGCCGTGACGTTCACCATTGGCGACAAAGTACGCGTGGCCGCTGACCCTTTCTATCTAATTAGCGAGCCATATGACGCCATTGTTGTTGGCCGCAAGAACGGTGGCAAGATAAAAGTGCGCCGTGCCTATGGTACGGGCGTGCATTATTGGGTGAGCCTTGACAGAGTGAGCGCAGCGCCGTGACCGTCGCATTGGTCATTGACGACGGCGGGCGTATGTTGGCGAATTTCACAGGCGCCGCTGGTGATTGTGTCACGCGAGCTATTGCGATTGCGACAGGCGTTGATTACCGCACGATATATGACGCGGTCACACATGGCCTTCGCCATGACGTTGACTTTGGTGACCGCACCGCTAGCCGGGGTGCACCTAGGCGCGTGTTCGCGCCAATCATTGATCAACTCGGTTTCGTGTGGACACCGACAATGTCAATCGGCTCGGGTTGCCGCGTTCACTTGCGTGGCGATGAATTGCCGAACGGGCGACTTATCGCCCGATGCTCGCGCCACCTCGTTGCCGTCATTGACGGCGTCATTCATGATACCCATGACTCATCGCGCGACGGCACGCGTTGTGTCTATGGTTACTGGACGGCACCTGATTTGACGCCCGCGCAATTCGCCATAAGACTTGACGCCGCGACAAGGTCAAAGTATGGTGGCTCGCGTGACTGACCCCGTCGTGGTAACCGTGCGTGTTGAGACCGAACGCGCTGTGTTCGCTGACCCCGTCGCCACAGCCAAGTTCGAAGCTTTCTGTGAACATCGCATGGCTCAAGAATGCGCCACCTATGACTTGCCCTTTGACGCCGCGCAAATGACCGTTGAGCGGTTGCCTCTTGTGCGCGAGCAAGAGGGTGTCGCCCCCGTGCCCGTTATCTTGCGACTGGTGATTGACGGCAATTTGGCGATGAATACGCAAAGTGAAATGGCACTTATGCGGCGCGCGTGGAATATTCCCGAACCTGACCGCGAGCCGTTGCAATGAAATGTGACTTGCGTTACAACAACATTGTCAATGTTGAAAAACACGGGCCGTGTTTGACCGTGGCTACACCGGGCGGCACATTGCGGGCATGCCCACTCAATGAAGATCAATTGCTCAACGTCATCGAAGCCGCTACGCGTCAACTGAGACTTATGAAAGGGCGTAATGGCTGACCCATTGCGCGTGCTCATTGCTCACGCCGACACGGGCGGGTGTGGCAACTATCGGCTCTTGTTTCCCGCTGATGCATTGGCCGACAATGATGAAGTCGTGATCACCCGCGACAAGCGCGCGCAAACAATCTTTGCCGAAGTCAATCACGGGTGGCGCGGTTCGGTCAAAGAATCAATCATTGCCCACGTTGACCCCGTGAATCATGACGTAGTCGTGTTGCAACGCCCGCTCGACAAGTCGATGGTTGACGCGATACCGCACATACAGGCGCAAGGCGTGGCCGTGGTTGTTGAGCTTGACGACGATTTCTGGCGCATCGACAAACGCAATCGTGCCAATCATAAGGCCAGCGATATTCCCTATTCGAATGCTGACCATCTCGCGCGTGCCTGTGACATGGCCGACTTGGTTACGGTCTCGACGCCACGCCTGATGGAAGTGGTGCCCGCCAGAAATGGCCGTGTGCGGTTGCTTCGAAACTACGTGCCGACTAGCTATCTATCAATTGAGCGGGCCGCTACGTCACAATGGGAGATGTTTGACGGGCGCGTGATCGTCGGGTGGTCAGGAGCGTTGGCCGTACACCCCGGCGACTTAGAAACCACGGGCGATGGCGTCAAGCGCGCTGTGCTCGGCACTTGTGCCCAGTTCTTTGCCATTGGCGACAAAAAGGCCAGTGACATACTTGGTTTCGAACGCGGCACAACCATTTATCAACCGCCCATTTGGTTCGATAACTACCCGACAGTGGTGGCGGGTCTCGACATCGGCATTGCGCCGCTTGGTCTCACTGACTTCAATGAAGCCAAGAGTTATTTGAAGGGTCTTGAATACGCGTCACTGGGCGTGCCCTTCATTGCGTCGCCCACGGGCGAATACAAATTCTTGGCGGGCAAGGGCATTGGTCAACTGGCGAAGTTGCCGCACGAATGGTCACGTGCATTACGGCGACTCATTGTTGACGTTGACATGCGTGCCGAGCTTGCGAGCACGGCCAAAGACATTGTGCGCGCCAACTTCACTTATGATTCGCACGCCCACCAATGGCTATCAGCATGGCGAACCGCGCTCGACTTCAGGCGAAAGGCAATGACATGACCATGCACGATGATGATGACCGATTGCGGCATTTTGCGGGTCTCGACAGGCTCGCCGTCAAATATGACACCGACAAATCAAGTTTGGCGCATGGTTATTGCGAACATTATGAAGCGCACCTAGGCGATTCTGACCCTGAATATGGTGGCCCTGACCTCAACATCAAATCGCTATTTGAAATCGGTGTTTATCACGGTGCGTCGCTTCGCATGTGGGGCGAGTGGTTCAAATGGTCAGGTGCGCAAATTACTGGCATCGACATCGACCCCAATTGTGGCGCGGTCAATGAAGGCAACGTGCGCACGATCATCAGCGACGTAAAAACATACGACTTTGGTGACGAATCTTTCGACGTGATCATTGACGACGGCTCGCACATGGCGTTTGATGTTGACTGGGTGATCAGAAACCTGTGGCATCGCGTTTTACCTGACGGGTGGTTGATCATTGAAGACCTTGCCGTGCAATGGCGCCCCGAATGGGGTGGCGATGCTGACAATGCCAACGGTTCGCACGCCATCGTTACTTTGCACCAATACTTGAATTCATTGTTAGTTGAGCAACACGGCCATGACGCGTTGGCCGAATTTCACGCGTACCCGCAAATCGTTTTCATGCGCAAGGCGCGAGCGTGAAACTTCGGCACTACTTCCATATTTACGCCACAGGTGCCGCCGAACATATGACGGCAATGCACCTAGCGCGGCTCAAGAGCTCGGGACTGGCCGACGCTCTTGACGGCGGTTTACGCATTGGTATTGTGGGCACTGATCAGGCGCGCTTACGAATAACTAAATTGTGCAAAGCCGTCATGCCGACCGCCGTTGTCGCCATATCTAGTGAGGGCTTTGAACAAGTGACCCTCGATGCCATGTATGACATTGAGTGTTTTGGCGAAGGCATCGCGAAAGCTGACCGCGCAATTTTGTATGCACACACCAAAGGTGTTAGTGCACCGTCACCTTTCAATGACGCGTGGCGTGAATCAATGACCAAAGGCTTGATTGATGACTGGCGCTATGCGGTCAGAACACTAGAACTGGGGCGCCAAGCCATAGGGTGCCATTGGCTCACACCTGAAGCATGGCCCGACATTGTGACCACGCCTTTCTTTGGCGGCAATTGGTGGTGGATACGGGCCGACGCAATGGCCGATGCTCGACGCGTGGGGCACAGTAGCCGGTTTGATGCCGAGCGATGGCTAGGTGATTCGGGCATACGCGACATTGACGATGTTGCGCCGGGGTGGCCCGGTTATGTGCATTTTCGTTGATAGTTTGCCACGCTGACAACGATGCACAAATGCGTTGATAACGAGACCTAATCTCATTTGCAACGGGGCACGAACGGGGCACAGCTGACCACCCGCGAACAAACGAGGGACAATGGCTGACGCCACAGATACGAAAGACAAGATTGACGAGGCCGAAGGCCAATCGTCAACTGAATTGCGCGAATCGCTCATGGGTCTTGGTGCCCAATTGCGCGAAATGCGTTTGAAGCCTGAAGACCAGCGAAGTGAAAACTGGGCACGCGAGATTCGCGATGTCGGTTCACTTGTCGTCGGTCTCGACGCCGAACACCGTATTGCCGAATTGACCGAAGCCGCTGACCGCAAGGCAGCGCTTGAGGGCCGTAAGGGTGCGGGCAGTGAGGCCAATGGCACCGATGTCACGCGTGTCGAATCTCGCTCAATTGGCCGTCAGGTCGTTGAGTCTGAGCAATTCAAGAGCTGGCAAGAAAGCCGTGGTGGTTCGGGTGTGTCGGGTGACATCGAAGTGCGAACTTTGATGACCGAAGGCACCTACGCCGACGCCAATGCAAGCGCCGGTTTGTGGGCGCCGCGTGGCACGCCGTTCTTGCCTGACTTCGCAATCGACCGTCGCCGCTTGTTTGTGCGTGACATGATTGCATCGGGCAGCACCGAGCTTTTGGCAATCCCGTACATTCAAGAAAACAACCCGCGCGCCTATGAAGAGGGCGCGACAGCGGTTGCCGAAGGTACGGCCAAGCCTGAAGTCTCCATGCTCTTCACACAGGTCATTGCCCCCGTGCGCAAAATTGCCGCATGGGTGCCCGTGACCACTGAAGTGCTTGAAGACGCCACCACGCTTGCGTCATACATCGACGGGCGCCTTGGCTACATGCTGGCGGTGCGCGAAGAGGTGCAAACGCTCAACGGCACTGGTGTCAATGCTGACTTGCTCGGCATTACCAACGCGGTTGGCATTCAAACACAGGCGGCGGTTGGTTCGTCAATGGCTGACGTGCCCGCCACCATTGGCGCGGCCATTGGCCTTGTTGAAGATGTTGACGGTGACGCCGATGGCGTTGCACTCAACCCGCTCGACTTCTGGCAAATGGTCACGACACGTCACAGCTCATGGCTTGACGGTCAGGCCATTGGCAGCACTTACGCATCGCCGTATGGCGAAGCGCCGCTGACGCTGTGGGGTCTTCGCGCCGTGCGCTCGCGTTCGGTGACCAAGGGCAAGGCAGTTGTTGGCTCATGGGCCAACGGTGCGCAGTTGTTTGACCGCAACAAGACGGTCATTCGTGTTGGTGACCAACACAGTGACTACTTCACGAACAACAAGGTGGCGATTCTGGCCGAAGAGCGCGTGGCGCTCGCGGTTTATCGCCCGGATTGGTTCGTGTATTGCACGCTGTAATCTGACGCGCAAGCAAAAGACCCGCCTAGCCGTTTGGTTGGGCGGGTCTTTTGCTATGGCCGCACCCAACACATATTTGTAGCGAGCCATTTGCCGTGCACATTGTCAAAGAATGATTGGCCGCGCTCAATGCCAGCGGTCATATTGACGTTGACGCAATCGACAAGCAAACCCTTGTCAGCTTTGACGGCGTCAGTGACGCGCGCCATGCCGCATACGGTGTCGCCAATGTGCAAGTCAAGCGCGGCGAGTTTTCTACTCATTTTCACTTTGGCGGGTTGGCCGTTTTGGTCAATGCCTTGAGCACTCACCCATGCGACATTCATGCCGTCATTGGTTTCGCACCACGCTTCAATCGTGACTTCAAAGTATTTGCGATTGGTCATCAGGCGCCCGCATTCAACACGGTGCCGTGTGCAAGGTGCTCTTCAACATTCCACGGCGCGAGGGCAATGGCGCACGTCACGCAATACGGTGACGCACCTGTGCAAACTTCACAAAAACTTTCGCGATGATCGGCCATATATTCAGCTTGGTTGGCGCGCGGTACGCCAATGCACATATTGTGCTCATCGCAAAACACATACCACTTTTGCGCGGCGCGCTCATCGGGGTCATTTTCGTATTGACCGTCAGCATTGCTATCGACGTGGGCGACAATGGCGCCGTCATCATTGCGTGACAACCAGCGAAAGGTTTGGCCGTTGTGCACGTGCTTTGACATGATGTGAGCTTGCGCGCCATCGCGAGTGGCGAAGCGGCGCTTACACGCCTTGCATTGAAATCGCTTGGTTGTGGTCATGCCAATAAGTATAGCGGGTAGCCTTACCTAACACACGTCAAAAGTCGAATTTCGACTAAATTTTTCAATCCCCCAATCCCCAGTAATTGCAAGGGTTTTCAAGAAATTTGAAAAAATGCTGAATTGGTTTGCAATTGGTAAGGCTACCCGTTATACTTATTCCCATGACCACACGCGAAGACCGCAAGCAAGACCCCCGTTATGACCGTTTTGGCCTTTTGCCGCTTGATGAATTTCGTTGCCAACACTGGGGCCACGAAAAAGGCATTATCAATGACCAACAATGTGACAGATTGCGCCGCGATGGCGACACGCTGTGCGCCGCTCACCGTAGCGGCAAGACCCGTAGCCAAAAGTCACGCGGCTTTGACGCTAGTAACCCGTTTGCGGGGTCAACCTTGACCGATGAAGAGCGTGCCGCGATGCTCGCTGACTTGATGGGAGACAAGTAGATTGGCAATATGACCTTGAGCGTTGGCGCGCTATGCGAGATTTGCGGGCTACCGCTAACTGAGTGCGCCAGTGTCATGACCGACACGCGAGCGCTCGACTTCGCCAATAGTTCGGGTGCGCCGCAAACGATCAAGGGCCGCATATTCGTTACGCCCAATCGCGTCATTCGACACAACCGGGTTGTGCATGGCATCGGGGCACAAATACCGTGGGCTGAAGCCGTCGCCTTGGGTCTTGTCGCTGACGAACCTACCCCCGAGCCAATCGCCATTGTCGCCGCCCCAATTGACGAGGGTGGCGAAGATGAAGGCTCAACCACTGACGATGACGCGCCACCTACCATTGAGCCAAGGGTTGACGCACCCGTTGTCGCCGCAGCGGTGCGCCGTCGCTCAACTAATCGGCGGGGTGCTAAATGACAATTCTGTGGCCGATCACGACACCAACTGAAGGCGCGCAACAACTCATTGAGCCGGGTAGCCGCGATGACGTGGTGACCGTCACTGACCTTGCCAACGAATTTGGCGACACATTCGACCTTGACCAAGACGCTCTTGACCTAGCGACGACAAAGGTTGAAGAGCACTTGCGCCGCCCTCTTCGCCGCGCGGTTTACAAAGAACGCTTGCGCATCATTTATGACGGCTTCAATGACGCCATCTTTGGCGCAGCGGGCGCCGTTCGCCCCAGTGCGACGCCCGTGTGGTCAGTCATCGCGCCCGTACCGGGGCCGATCATCATTGACGCGGTCGAAATCAGATACGTGCCCGCTGACAATGTCATGTTGGGTTTTGCGTTGTATCAATGGAATGAGCAATTTGCGACGGTCACCTATGAAGGCGGGTTCACGCACGAAAACTTGCCCGCCACTCTTCGCACGATCATCTTGAAGGTTGCCATTCGTTTGTATCAACGCAAGACCGGCGCGGGCGTATTCGGGCCGCTCGGCATACAACCGGGCGTGACCGGCGTACACGTGGGCGACGTGGGCTTTTCGACAACGGGAAAGTTTGGCGGTCTCTTCGATGACAGTGACATTGACGATTTGCGCGGCTATCGGTATCGGGGCGAAACGTGAGCTTGCCGTTGGCGACAACGTTGCTAACGGTCACGCGGATATTGAGCGACACTGACCCGAATAGTGAAGTTGACCTTGACTCTGAAACTGACTACGTGCCCGCAAGCACGCATGTCGCCACCATTGCCAATGGCGTGCGCGGCGTCATCAGTGGCGGCACAGGTGACCGGGCATATGGGCCGGGTGGTGAGCGCGAAGTTGTGAAATACAAATTTCGCGCTGACCCGCTGGCCGCTGACATCATTGTTGGCGATGACGTGTTGACCGACAGTGACGGCAACATTTACACAGTCAAATGGGCGCGTGGCCGCGACGCACTGGGCGTTACCTTCATTGAAGGCGAATGTTTCCAAGAGATAGGCGCATTGTGAGTGACATTGAATCAGTTGATGTCATCTTTGACGTTGACGCCGTTGAAGAGCTCTTGCGCGGGCCGAATGGCGTGGCCGCAAAAACGATGGCCCGCACGGCCATCAAATGCGAAACAACGGCGAAGCGAATGTGTGCCGTTGACACAGGCCGACTTCGCGCATCAATCAAGGGCACCATTGTTGACGAGGGTGGCGAAATCGTCGGCTATGTCGGCAGCGATGTTGAATACGCGATTTATCAAGAAATGGGCACTGAGCGCATGGCCGCACAGCCGTTCTTACGGCCAGCGGTTGACATGGTCATTGGTCATGAAGACCTTGGCGACGACATAGGCGGCTACTGATGCCTGACCTTGGGGTGGTTGACGTTGAAGGTGCGTTGAAGGCATATCTAAAAACGGTGTCAGCGCTCACGTCATCGCCGTGCGGCACGCGTATTTTTCTTGGTATGCCTCAAGGTGGGCCGAGCAAATACCCCGTCATCGTGCTTTTTAGAATCGGGGGTGGCCCCGAAGACGCCGACTACCCCAGTGACCGTGCCTTGATTCAATTTGACGTGTGGGGCAATAAGGGCATGAAGGCTGAATGTTTTGCCGTGACGCAAGAGCTGGCATCAACTTTGCGCAATACCCCGTGCGGTACGGTTTTGATGACTGGCGTGCGCTTGCTAGGTGTGAGCGCAATTAGCGACAGTTGGGTGCCTGACCCAAATAGCGGGCGCTCGCGTTACACAGTTTCATGCACGATTCAAACACAGGCAGTATGACCAAGGGAGTCAAAAAATGAGCGAACCGAATGCGGCCAATCTTGCGATTGGCGCTGGCAATCTTTGGTACGCGGCGATTGGTTCACCAGAACCCGCAGCGGGCGTACTCACACCGATCACATCGCCCGCGACGACAGTTGCGTGGCCGTCACAGTGGACACAACTTGGTTACACCACTGACGGCAATGAATTCACCTTCACGCCGAAGCTCGATCCAATCGAAGTGGCCGAAAACCTGTATGTGATCAAATACGTGGCGTCAGGCGTCATGGTCGAATGCACATTCGACATGGCCGAAATCACGGCTACCCATTTGGCCCTTGCGCTCAATGGCGCAACCTTGTCATCGTCAGGTGGCATTACATCGTTGGTGCCGCCGATTCTTGGCAGCGAAAAGCGCATCATGCTTGGGTGGGATAGAATCGACGGGCTTGAGCGAATCATCATGCGTCGATGCATTCAAACCGCCGCCGTCAAGCAAACGCACAAAAAGGCGCCGAACCTCAACACAATCCCCGCGACGTTTGCGTTGGAAGTGCCGACATCGGGGCCGACTGACCTTTACACCCACTACTTCGATAATTCGATTGGGTAACGATGACCACGCGCACATACACAATTGCGCGTCGCGAAAACAACCCGAATGTTGAGCCGTTCAAAGTCAACATCAACGGTGTTGTTTACGTGTGTCGCGCTGACATGCCTGAATTCGCATTGCTTGATTTCACGTCAAGTGCGGGCGGTATAGCCGCTGACGGCGACATGAATGACCCCGCATATCGCGAAGAGGTTGCCAAGGGTCTTCGGGCCATGTTCGATTTCATTCAGTCTGTCTTTGAACCTGATAGCGCCGCACGCTTCATCGCTGATGGCAAAACGCAAGGGTGGCAGATTGACGATGTCATGCCCATCATTCAAGATGTCATTGAAGAGATGACCGCAAACCCTTCGAAGCCGCCTACCGACTCGCCAGTTGGGGAATCGTCAATTGGGATAGTTGCGAATGGTACTGGCGGCGAGCAAGAGCCGACAAACGACAAAGCGGCAATGGCGGCGAGCTAACGGGGCGTGAATTGCTCAACGTCATTTGGCATGTGCTCACCAAAGACACGCCGGTTGACGAACTCAATGGCATACGCTTGAAATTAGCCGAACCGGCAAAGCCCGAGAAAGAAACCACCATGAGCCGATTGAGCGTGCTTGCCAAGTACGGGTCATCGGTTGCGGTTGGGGGTGGCGATGGCTGAACACTCAATCATTGGCGACGCCTTTATACGCATTCGCCCGAAAACTGAGGGCTTCAAGCAAGAGGCCAAAGGCGGCATCAGCGGCGCCATGCTCGGTATCGCGGGTGCCGCCACGGGCGCCGGTCTCGCGCTTTTTGAATTGGGCAAGAAATCGGTTGAAGTCGCGGCGGGCGAAGCAAAATCACAAGCCGTTCTTTCTGTGGCTTTCGCCAATACTGGTCAGTCAATTAGCGCAAATTCGGGTTTGCTAGAACACGCGCGCGGTTTCATGGAACGTTACGGTTTTACAGCCGGTGACACGAACATGGCAATGGCGAAACTTGAGACCGCCACTAAAAAGCCCGCTAAAGCAATGAGCGATTTGGGCATTGCCGCTGACCTTGCGGCGGCGCGTCAAATACCGTTGGCGACGGCTACGCAATTAGTCGTCAAAGCGCAAGAGGGTAATGCGGGCGCGTTAGTCAAGCTCGGCATTGTCAGCGCCGATCAAGCCAAGAAAATGAAAGGCCACAGCGAAGAGATTTTGGCGGCATTGTCAAAGTCATATGGCGGCACAGCCGAAAAGGTAGCGGCCACAGCGGGTGGCGGGTTCGCCGCATTGCAAGCAACAATGGAAAACACATTGGGCAAAATCGGTCAAGTTCTTTTGCCGCCCTTGCAAGCCATCTTGCCGATTGTCACGACACTGGTGGGCGTTATCGGCACACAACTCACCACTATCTTTGCCGCAATCACGCCCGCGTTGCAACAAATCGTGCCCATCATCGCGAGCTTGATGACATGGATTGGCACCGAAGTTGGCGACACCCTCAAGGTGCTCATGCCTATTTTTGCCGTGTTGATCAAGGTAGGCGCCGCGCTCATTGAACCGATCTTGAAATTGGCTGAAGGATTGCTCAAGGCACTTATGCCGTCGATCATGAAATTGATGAATGCGTTGTTGCCGTCGATCACGAAATTGGCGTTAGCGTTCTTGCCCTTGGTGCCATTGTTGGTGGTCATCATCAATCTCTTGCTCAAGCTCTTGTTGCCCGCGTTGAGTTTGCTTACGCCCATCATCAGTGGCGTGGTCAGCGTTATCGCCACCCTTGTGAGCGGCGCGCTCGACGCGCTCATTAGTGCGCTCACTAGCGTCATCGGGTGGCTTGGTTCACTGGGCGGGTCATTCAGCGGCATTTTCAAAGGCATTCAAAAGACGGTGTTAGCTGTATGGAATTTTCTTTGGAAAGATATTTTTCACCCGATGTATGTATTTTTCAAAGAAACAATCGTGGCGCAATTGACGATTGCCCGAGATGTTTTTGGCGCGGTCTTTGGCGCCATCAAAGACACGGTGCTTGGCGCGTGGAACTTTATTGTTGGCATTTGGAACGGCATTGGTAATTTCTTTACTGGCGTGGTCAACACCATCAAGCGCATTGCCAAAGACATGTGGACACCGTTATACAACGCATTCGTCACCGTCGCTAATTTGATCATTCGCGCGTATGACGACACGATTGGTTGGATACCCGGTATGCATATCAACGCGCTCAAGCCCATCGGGGGTGGCGGGTCATATGGCCCCAATTCGGCAGCTAACGCCGCAGCGGGCGCAGCGGGCGCAGCGGGCGCCGCACAACGTCAACATCGTGGTTTGCCGCCCGTCGTCAATTCGACCGTGCATGTGCATGTGACGCAACCACTGTCGAATCACGATCAAATTGCCGCCGCCGTCAAGCCACACCTTGACGCGCATACCGTCAAACTTTCTGAAGCGGTCAAGGCGGCGTCATGACCGTCAACAATGTTCAAACGCAACACGGCACGTCGGCCACGTTGGCGTTCACGCCAAGTGCCGTGGGCGACTTGGTTGTGGTGTGCGTATCGCTGACCAACTCGACGGCAACAATGGTGGTGTCGGGTCTCGGTATCACATGGACACGTGCGGCGCGAAGCAATCCCGCATCAGCATCGGGCGTGAGTGAAATTTGGTACGGCACTGCCGTCAATACCACAGCGGGCACGATCACGGCAACAATCACGGGCACGTATTCACAAGTGCGCCAAGCGGCGGGTGAGTTTTCAGGGCCGTCAGGGTGTGCGTGGGCACTCGACAGTGCGCAAGCGAGCGCAAGCACGTCGGCATTTTCCCACAACAAGTCGCCACAAATTGCCGCCACCAATGCGGGTGAATTATATGTGTGGAATATGTCACTTGATCAAGACACTTTGGTGTATCAAGACGCCAGTGTGCCCACGGCCAATTGGGCAAGCTTCGGCGCGGGTGACCATTACCAAAAGGCTTGGTATAACACCACTGTCGCGGGCGGCGGCGTGACATTGAGCGAATTTTCGTGGCACGTGTCGGGCACCACAATTCATGAAGCGCAAGTGGCCGCAATGTTTATGGCGACGGGTGCGCCGTTGACGCCTGATTTGAATTCGCCTAGCCCAAGTGATTACGTGGACACCACCAGCGGCGTCACGTTCGATTGGGATTACAACACGGGCGGTAGTGACACGCAACAAGAGGGTTACCAACTTCGGCTCAAACCGTCAGGTGGCAGTTATCAATACTGGAATGCCGCGACGCCGGGTTGGCAAGGCTCACCCGTCACCAACACCACGACGGCAACCAATGTCACTATTCCCAATAGTGCATCGCTCACCAATGGCAATGTTTACAACTGGTCAGTTGCCACATCAGATAATGGCGGTCTTGGGGCGTTCGCTAGTGACGCCACATTCACGGCGAATGGTGCGCCGACAATAACGCCGCTGACACCGTCAGGCGTCATCGCAATTGCGACGCCGATAGTAACGTGGTCAGAAGTATTAGCGGCGGGCGCCACGCAAAGTGCGTTTCGCGTGATCACCTATAACGCCTCACAATATGGTGCGGGCGGTTTCACACCGGGCTTTGGCCCGCACGTTGACGACTCGGGCGGCGTGTCGTCAGCGGCGACGACATACACAATTTCCAATCCATTAGTACCGGGCGTGAGTTATCGCAGCTATATCACCATCATTCAATCGCCGGGTAATCAAGTCACCTACGACTATGCCGCGTTCGATTATGAAATTGAGGGGCCAGCAAAGCCGGTTGTGACGGCGGTGCCTGTGGACACGCCGCTATCGGGTTTGCCGTGCATTGCACTGACGGTGCAAGGGCGCGACAACTGGTTGACCTACGCCGAAGCTGAAGCGGGTGGCTTGTCAACTACCGGGTGGATAGCGGGTGCCAACACCACGCTCAGTGCCACCAGCTCGGGCGCGCTCGACTCTCTTGACGCCATGTTGCTTCACGCCACGGCGGGCGGCTCTGTAAGCGCCCACACGGCCACAGGCACGGGTGGCTTTCCAGTGGCCCCGTCAACGGCTGTGCGGGCGTTAGCGAGCTTTCACGCCACCAGTGTGAGCCGTTCTTGCACCATCAAGGTCTTGTGGTGGCAAGCGAGTGGTGCCGCATCGGCCATTCGTGCCAGCGACACCAGTGCACCCGTCACCAGTCCGACTAGCGGCTACATACAGGCGAGCCTTCAAGTGACCGCACCGGCTGATGCCGCCTTTGCGAGCCTTGAGCTCGACGCGGCATCATTGGGTGCCAGTGAGACTCTTGAAGTTGATGAAATCTTGTTGGGGCCGGGTACGGGCACTGATTGGTTTCGCGGCGGTCTCGTGGGTACGACATGGGTGACGGTCTTACGTAGCGATGGCGTGTATGTGGCGGGTGCGGGGCCGAGCGACATGTTGCCATTTCCCGATGCGGGCCAAGTGCTCGCACTCAACGATTTCGGCGCCGTCAATTATCAGCACTACACCTATAGCGCACAAGTGCTGTGTGTGATTGGCGGCGATACTGTCAGTTCGCCCATTAGCGCCGCGTCGGCTGATGTTGTCTTGATACCGACGCAATGGTGGATATGGCCTATCAATAATCCCGCCGCCGCGTTGGGTTTGCATCGCGCAAGCAAAGTTTCAGCCACGGTCACCACGGGTGGCGATGCGTCAATGCAATTCGATAAGACCGAATTGCAAGCACAGTTTCAACCGATGGGGCGCCCGGATTATGTCATTGTGCACGGCGATATGAAAGATGAAAATTTCATGTTGTCATTGGTGTTCTTTGGCAATGATGAATGGAATGCATTTGACGCCTTGCGCAACTTGCAAACTGATATGGCTATTCGTAGTGATCTTGACGGCGAAATTTATTTCGTCGCCTTTGATACAGCGCGGCCAGCCGTGCTCTTGCGGGGCGATTTGTATTCAGGCGAACCCGTGCGCCAATGTGATATCAAGTTTTGGCCGATTGCGAAGCCGATTATTTGATGTGGAAAATTAGCGCCGCCTACAAACTGGCCGTCACAAAAAGCCACCACGCCATTTCACGTGTTGACATTTGCACGCCGACGGGTCAAGTGCTCGCCACCTTGCCAAACGTTGTAACGGGCAAGGTTGATGCTGATGAGACCCGTGCGATTCGGCGCACATGCACGATCAATTGCGTGAGTGAAGGGCGCTCGCTTGACGATTTCGTGCCCGTCGCTAAGGGCGATTTACTACACCCGGCGAGTGGCAACGAACTTCGGATTTATCGCGGCATTCAGTTCGATGACGGTACGCAAGAAATGTGCCCACTGGGCGTGTTTCGCATGACGACACCAAAGGTTGAAGACAAAAACGGCGAGATAAACATAACGCTCAATGGGCAAGACCGCAGCTCATGGGTTGACCGAATCTTTTGGCAAAAGGTTTATCAAATATCAGCGGGCACAGATTTGGCGACGGCGTTGCAAGCCGCCATCAATAATCGCGTTGGTGGTCTCAATTACAACATGACGCCAACAACTGACGTGACAGGCATTGTTACATGGGGCAAAAACATCGCCGCCAATAATAACCCGTGGAAAGACTTTACGAAATTGGCGACGGCGTTTGGGTATTCACTTTTCTTTGGTCTTAGCGGCGAAGTTGTCATGGTGCCGTCGATTGACCCCACCAACGCGCCAGTGGTGGCGCAGTTTGTTGAAGGCGCGGGTTGCGTCATGTTGACGGCTTCAAGTTCACTTGATGAAACAAAAGAACGTAATGCGTGCATCGTGCTCGCTAAAGGCAAGGGCAAGGGCACAGTGCCCGCGCAAGCCATCGCCTATGACAATGACCCGTCAAGCCCGACATATTGGTTTGGTGATTGGGGCCAGTCGCCCTATGTGTATGAAACGCACGAATTCCCGGTGCCCGGTCAGTCACATGGTGACGCCGTTGCCAAGGCGCAAGCTGTGGCAAATTATCAATATCAATTGGTGCGTCGCGCGTTCGAAAGTGTGTCAGTCACCACGTTGCCATATGCCGCACTCGACATTGGCGATTGTGTCAATATCGTGCGCAGCGCTATCGGCATCGGCGGCGAATACACCATTTCAACCTTGAATATTCCACTGGAAGTGACAAGCCCAATGATTCTCACGATGCGCCCACGGGCAAGAATCTCATGAGTGACCCCACACACGACTTAGCGCGATTGATTCGACAAGCGCCGCCCTCAGTTGGTTCAAAAGACCAACACTTATCATTGTCGCGCGGCGTCATTACCAACGTCGGCTCGAATGGCATTTGTTCGTTGACGCTCGACGGCGATAGCACCGTGTTGAGCGCTGAAATGTTGTCATCATATTCGGTGCTTGTTGACGATGTCGTTGAAGTCTTACATGTTGATACGCGACTCATTGTGCTCGGTGCCGTCAATGATTATGACGGCGGTAGCGGATTGTTGTTTGGATCAGGGCCGGGTTGGCAATTTCTTAGTGGGTTGTGGTATCCCGTGACATATTTTTATCCAATAGCTACGGCTGTGCCAAACGGCACCTTTGACGCCTACCCATTTTTTGTCGGTGAAACAACATCATTTGACCACATTGGAATAAATGTCGGCGGCGCGGGAGGAGGCGGGTCAAAAGTTGATCTTGGAGTTTATGACGATGACGGTTCACTAATTCCAAATGCGCGATTAGCGCAAGTGACAAACACAACTTTAGTGTCAGGGCCGCTATCAGTAGCATTATCGGTTACGTTGACGCCGGGACTATATTGGCTATCAGCAATGTTTCATAGTTCGGGCGGCACGCCCGCCGTGAACTGTGACGATGGGCCGGGGTCATCAATATTAGGCGGCAATATCCCCGCATCAAGTGGCTCACCAACACAAACGGCGACGGGCATTCATTTGACGGGGCAACCGACAGGTTTGCCGTCAACGTTCCCGTTTCCCGGTTCACCTGCCTATACCAGCCCTACAACCATCGTGAACTTGCAAGCGGTATAAACAACGTTGCCCGTGTGGCAGTATTGATCGACCATAATAACGAGGGAGATACAACATGAGTGACCAGACAACGCCGCCGCTTTCGGGCGATATTGCGCCCGCACCCGACCCAACACCCGTCATCAGCATTGCCGAATGGGCGAAAGACGTGACGCGTTGGATTGTGCCCGTCATCGTCGGGTGGTTGGTCAGCTTGATCAATCATTATGCGTGGTTGACAACATGGCTTGGCAAACTCAACATTCACACTGACAGTGCCAGCGTGACGGGCTATGTCACGGTGTTGGTGGCTTTGATTTATGCGGGCGCCGCACGAATTTTTGAAGCCAAATTCCCTAAGCAACTCAGTTGGTTGCTCGGCTTTGCCAAGCGGGCGAACATTCTGAAGTCATAGCGTTTCGGGCATTCACCTGATAGGGTGTCACCGTGGCAAAGCGAATCACCAACGTCGAATTTGCACGGCGTGTTGGTTGTGATCACACAACGGCATCGCGCTATCGCTCGGGTGAGCGCGTACCGTCAACGGCCATGTTGTTTCGCATCATCAATGCGTTTTCGAATGAATTGACCGACGCACAGCGCCGTGACCTTGATGTGAAGATGGGCAAGGCTCAGTCGTTGGAAGGGCGCCGTCGAGTCATCGGCGCGTGGTTGCGCGAAAATATCTTTTCGACACCACGCGGCTGAAGCATTGGGTAGGGCTAACGTCATGGTCACACGTGGGGTGTGGCACCACCATCGTGACGTGTAGCCCGCCCAGTGCGCCGCCCTTGAGGCCGCACCAAGTTGACGGCATTGAGTGGCTTGAGCGCGTCAAACGGGGATTGCTTGCCGATTCGCCGCGCTCGGGCAAGACCGCACAGCTCTTGCTTGCCGCTGACGGGCCGACGTTGGTAATCGCCCCCAGTGACTTGCGCGAAGGGTGGCGAACCCAACATGCATTGTGGCGCCCTGACCTTGATATGACCTTTACCGGCTTCGCGTCGATTGCACAGCGCGCGCCGAATGCGCACGGTCACATGCGAAAGACCGTGCCCATACTCAAGCCCGATTATCGACGCGCGTGGGGCACGGTCATTATTGATGAAGCGCACATGGTGGTCAACCCGAAAGCGAATTGGACGGGCGCTATCAAGACGCTCAAGAGCGAGCGATTGTATTTGGCGACGGGCACACCGATACCGAATTGGGCGCACGAATTGTTGATGCCTCTTCGATTGCTTTTCCCCAGTGACAAGAGATTCACCAATAAGCAACGATGGCTTGAGACATGGTTTCAACTATGGCAACCGCCGTGGGGCGGTCAACAAATTGTGTTCACGAACGGCAACGATGGCTTACACCACGGCTTGACATGGCCCGACTTCTGGCAAGGCAACGGGCTTGACGGTTTCAACGGCCACATGCTTCAGCGTGACGTTGACCTTGGCGTGCCATTCACTGAGACTGTCATTGAAGTCGATATGACGCCGTCACAGGCGAAGGCGTATCGCGAGCTGAAACGCGATTATATAACGTGGATTGACACGACCGGCGATGAAGTGAGTGCGTGGAGTGACGGCGGCTTGCACGTAAAGCTTGCGAAGTGCGCCACAGGGCTTGAAAGCCTCACTGATGGCAGTGCATCAGGCTCGGGCAAGTTCGCCGTGTTGTCGAATCTCTTGCTTGAGTCGCCACGTTCGCCCACGTTGGTGTTTTGTCACTTTCGGTCAACGGTGACGGCAGTGGCCGCACTGGCCGTCAAACTGGGTGTGCGGGTTGTTGAGCACCACGGCGGCGTCACTATCGACGCCCGCGATGACGCCAAGGCGGCGTTTCAGCGCGGCGACGTTGATGTGTTAGTTGGCACGATTGACACGTTGGCCCTTGGTAAAGACTTGAGTGCCGCCCGCACTGAAGTCTTTGTTGAGCATTCTTGGGTGCCGTGGAAAAATGACCAAGTTATCAAGCGCGCCATGATTCATGGTAAGACCGCGCCAGTGTCAATCTTCCACCTATGGACACGTGGCACCGTTGACACGGGTATGCGCGCACGGGTGGCGGGCAAGAGTGCCCAACAAGTCAACGCGCTAACGGCTCGCGAATTTCGCTCGGTTATCGACGGTTGATGTCGCCGTAGCGGTCAGTCGTGTCGATGTCGCGCCATGCTTGGTGGCGTGCCCACCAGCTCATGATTGTTGCGATAATGGCAACGGCAAGACAGAAGAGTGCGATAGCGCTGACGCACAACACAACCGTTGAAATGAAAACCCAAATGAGATTCATACCGCCACCACATCTTTCAGCTCGCTGGCAAAACCATACTGTTCGCGCAATGCGCGGTAGCGGTGAAGTGTCATCTTGAAAGCGGTTTGCTCGCGCGTGCCGATGATGTAACTTTGCGCCTTTGCCACAGCCTCTTCGCGGGTGGCGAAGGCGAGACCCTTGGCGGGATTTTGTGTTCGCTTGTCGCCAGTGGCGCGCACGATGTAATTGATAACGGGCACATATGGAAACTTGGGATTACGCCCGCGCTTCGCGGCTGATGGTGACTCTTCTTGCCATTGCGCATTGACGGCAACTAAGAAAATGTCGAAGAGCTCGGGCCGCGCGGTCATGCGCTCATCGTCAATTTCAGACTGGAAAATTTCGCCCCTAGTCTTGATTGTTCGTTTGGCGTCGCGGTCAAAGATCATTTGCCATTTTGGATTCACTGTCTCAGTCATTGCGGTTGTCTCCTGTTCGGTTGACTTCATGGGAATAAGTATAGCGAGTAGCCTTACCTATCACACGCCATTTCTACATATTTTTTCAATCTCCCAATCCCCAGTAATTGCAAGGGTTTTCAAGAAATTTGAAAAATTCTTGAAAAATAGCCATTTTGACGTGTGTTAGGTAAGGCTACCCGCTATACTTATCTGCATGACCACAACCCAAGACACCAACAACAACGGCACCATCAGGGGCGGCAAAAGCCAGCTCACACACCACATGATCAACGGCGTAAGCGCTTGCGGGTCATCGACACCCAACCCGATCATCAATGACCCGAGGCGCGGCGTTACTTGTCACCGTTGCCTGAAGGTGTGGGGATACTAAAGATAAAAACAACCAACCAAGAAAGCGAGTGAATCATCATGAAGTCAACCGACACTATTGAGTGGGAACGCGTGAGCGCGGGGCACTATGACAGTGCTGATGGCAAATGGCGCATCGATACATGCAAAGACAACAAGGCGCGCTTTGAACTGTATATGTTCACTGAGGGCATGGGCGGTAGTGAGCCGAGCTATGAAGGCGTGGGTTGCTACCCCAATCAGCGCGACGCCAAGGCAGCGGCACAAGACATGGTCAACAAGTGGGCGACGCCGACGTGCGACAAGTGCACCGAGCCCGTCAACACCACCATTGATAACGGGCGCGGCACCGTGCGCCTATGCGCGCTTCACGCGAACGTTGCGCAGTTCGGCGGTGTGCGATGAGTGCACGCGGGACAATTGACGTTCTAACTATTGACAATCGCCTTGTCGTCACGCTTGAAGCTGACGGCAAAACGGGCGGTGCCGTTCGCTGGCAAGGCGGCGCGTACGCGCTAGTTCGCGAGCACGGTTATTGGGTGGGCCAATATGACACCTTGATTGACGGTACGTGGCATTGGGTAGGCGTAGTGAGTGCGCCGCGACAGACTGACGCCCTTTGCCAGCTCGCGCGTTGGGCTGATGAAAAAGGTTTGGTGTAGTCATGACACAAATAATTCTTGCCGCCAAATACATATGTGACATACCGAATTGTCATGCCACTGCCGTCAGCCGTCGCGGTTCAAAGTTGCCGCGCGGGTGGGTGTGGGATTATGCCGACGGCGACGCTACCTACTGCCCGAAGCATCGAAGTGAGGCATTGTCATGACCACGCGCCGAATGGGATTGATCAAGCCGCACAGCCTTGAGATTGAATCATGGGGCAAGCTCGCACGGGGCGACGTTGTCAAGATTGCGAACCCGCGCGGCACGCCCAAGTCGCTCAAGTTGTTTGGCGTGTGGCGATTCATGAGCGTGCGGCTTGATGATAATGGCGACGCTCAATGTGTCACCGTGTATCCATGCAATAAGCGAAACGCCACCCGTAGCGGCGTGCGTTCAATTGACCCCATGCGCGTTCGGCGTGCTCCAAAAAGTCAACAAGACGGTGACGCGTGATAGGCTCACCGACAGACTTAGAAAGGGCCGACATGGCGACATCAACAACCAGTGTGACCATTAGCCCGCTCTTCACGCTCAAGAATGCCGAGATGGGTGGCGGCAATGCGCTTCGCACATTGCTTCGCAAACGTCGGCGTGAGGGCGTCAGCTTTCGCAATATCGCCATTGAATTGAGCCTGACGGGCGTGCCCGTTGATAAGCAAACGGCGCTCAATTGGTGCAATGCCGTCGATGCCGTCAAGGGCGGTGACAGGTGGGTGTACGGCGGTGAGTAAATGTCTTGGTTGTGGCCTTGACGATGTCAATGGCGATTTGGCCCATGCTGGCGATTGTCCATTTGCCCCATGCCCCTCGTGCAATGGCCGGGGCGCCACCCCTGATGTCATGGCGGGCGACGATGAATTGCGCGTGACGTGCCCCGATTGCGCGGGCACGGGTAAAGCGGCAAACGCTATAAGTGAGACTGAGCGCCGCGAGCGCGCGCATTTCAAAGAACGCGTATTGCCGCATGTCGCATCAATTGTTGACCAATTGAATGAAATAATACGTGGCACCTGTGCTGATTGCGGCGGGCGTGGTTTTATCACGACGACATACACAACTTTGACGGCGCCCTTTTCGCGAACTGTTATATGCCCGTCGTGCGGCATCGACATCGACGCCATCGAAGCGCTCATTGCCAACCCATTGGCGTTGTGTGAGGTGTGCCAAGGCACGGGTGGTGAGGCGTCAGGCGTTGAATATATGGGCGTTCACGAAATCGTCGGGTGTCAAGAATGCGAAGGCACGGGGTATGCCGCCAGCTCGGCATTGCGCACGTTGTTGTCAAGGTTGACACCGTGATACTTGCAATCAAAATGCGATGGCTCGACTTCAAATATGGGCACATGTCGGGCTTTCCATTGTGTTGCGTAATGCGTTATTCGTTGTGCCGTTTCAACAATCAGGCTGTGCGACGCGGCGGTACTGAATTATCTGACGGCACCGGGTTTGTCACATGTGGCATATTTCACCATGATGACGGCACTGACGCGATATATGGGTGGCCCGATTTCAACTCACGTGAGCCGTGGTCGATCACGCAAGAAACATACGACTCAGTCAAACGCAATTACCTGTGGGAACGTGCGCATGGTCTTGGTACTTTTCGTGTGACACCATGACCGACGAACTTGACCCGCCCGTGCGGTCATACCCTGACCCGCCTGACCCGCCTGACGATCATTTGATTACTGAAGCGGGCTTGCCGCATTCACCGGGCGCACCGTTGCCCGTGTTTGGGAAATTTCGACGGCGATGACCGCGCTGATTGTTGTAGTGAGCGCATTGGCGTTCGTGATTGCGTTTGGGGTGGCGATGCGCGTGGGGGCGAATATCGCGAAGCGGCGCCACCAAGCTCGCATTGACTTGATGTGGGATATTTTGCGCGAAAACGCTGACGGCATGACAGTGGTGCGCATGGCCGACATCGTTGACGCCTACACAAAGACTTGACAGCGCGGCAAGCGCAAAGTATGGTCGTGAGCCTTAGTTATTACTAGCCACTTCCACCAAGCAAAAGAGGTCACACATGGCATCAACCATTACCGTTTCGTGGTCAGAAATTGACACCTTCAGGCAATGCCCGCTCAAGCATCAACTGGCTTACAAAGAACGTTGGCAAAAGCCCGCTGAAGAGGGCACGGCGCTATCGCGTGGCTCACTGGGTCATCAGGTTCTTGAGCAACACTACAAAGTGATTCAAGAGACTGGCGGTGAATATCCGCAAGTCATTTTTGATCATGACGGGCTTGGCATGTGGACTACTGACGCGCGCATCAATTCGCTCTTGAGTCTTGGCGATGCGCGCAGTGATCAAACCGAAGAGCAAGACTTGATTGCGTGGATTTACGCGGGCTACGTTGAGCGCTATGGCAATGACCCCGATTGGGAAATTGTCGCCGTCGAATACGCCAATGAATTTTGGCTACCGGCGTCAACGCGCGAAGGCTCACGCTCACGTTTCAAGTTGAAGGTCAAGCTTGACTTGATCGTGCGCTACAAGCCCACGGGTCAACTGTGGATTGATGACCACAAATTCAACAAAGACATTCCCAGTGACAAGATGCTTGAGCTTGATGACCAGTTTGGGCTTTACACGTGGGGTCTCAAGCAATTGGGTATGCCCGTTGTCGGGTGTATTTACAATTGCTTGCGCACACAGCGCAACAAGTCAAAGCCGCAATCGCTTGATGAAAGATTCAAGCGCATCATGTTGTATCGCACTGATGAAGAGCTCGCCATTATTGCCCTTGAGGCATACGCCACGGCGAAACGGGCATGGTCTCGCGGGCCACTTGACGATTCAATCGCACCGGGTACTGACGCCGAGCGCAACCCGAATAGCGACACCTGTAGGTGGCGATGCCCATTCACCGAAGATTGCCTTGGCGGGCGCAAGGGGTACGACATGCGCCGTTCGCTAAAACTTCACGGGTTCGAACAGAATTTTGAGCGCCACTAATGAGCCAACACGACAAACTACAAAAGGGCGACATGCTCTTCAACGGCGACGGCAACGCCTTTGAAGTGCTCGCGGTCGATGCGGTGACTGTCAAAACCACAAACGGCACGCAAACCGCCACGGCATTGATTGTTGTTGACAGTCAGTGCGAAGCGCCTTTACCAATGGCGTTTGGTGTGTTCGCTGACAACGCTGATGTCGAAATTGTGAAGGTGGGCGCATGATGCCGATGACTAGCGAAGAGTGGGCCAAGGTCACAACCAATACATGGTTGAAACTCAAAAATCGCGAGACTGAAGTGTGCTTTGTTAGTGATCACCCCATAGAGACCAAACAATTTATTTATATGACGCGACAAGGCGGCATAGCTAGTGATTATCGCGACAATGTTGAGTGTCGCACCATTCGTCATTTCAAGGTTGAAGTGTTAATGAGTGAAGACCAATTGACATATTGGGCGCATTTGCCCGAATCGTCAGCGTCAGCCAATAACCCACATGGCGCCGTTATGCTCAGGCTCGCCCAACAAGCGCGCTTAGTCAATGAAAAGCGTGAAGAGTCTGACAGGCGCGTGCGATGACCGCGCCTATTCCATGCCCCGAATGCGACAACACGTTGACGTTGACGGGCGATGATACGGCGCGATGCGTTGACGTGAAGTGCGGTGTGTGCAACGGCGAAGGTCATGGTGACCCGTTGGGCATTGAAGATTGGGAATGTCCTAATTGCGAAGGCACGGGCGTCAAGTCATGTGGCTGTATGGGACGCTTTCAATTGATCGACGGCGAATGGGTCAAGCTTGGCGGCGACGAACCTGATGGTGACGAATCATGACGCGCCACACAGCGGCGGGATATGGAATTATTGCGGGCATATTCTTGTCAGCGTCATTGGCGCTTTTTGCGTGGGCGTGCGTGACATTGGCCGATTCAAGCCCATTGGTGTTTTGTGCGGGCGTCGCGCCATGTTTCTTGATGGTGTTTTTAGTTTGGCTTTTCATATCACGATTGGAAAGCGAGACCTTGCGAGCTGATGGGGAGACTGACGATGACTGAAACCGTTGACGTTGGCGTGTGCGGATATGATCACCGGCCACACACGTATGCCCAGTGCCAAGAACACGACATACGCGCGTTTGCGGCGTGGCACAAGACGGGCAACATGAGTACCACCCGTGCGCGATGTGCGTGGCCTGACCACATTTGGTCACACTGGAAACCACAGCCGACCGAGCATGAGCTACGCGAATGCGTCAATTGCGGCGCAACCGACACGCGCAACAAATTGAAGTCATCATGACCGACGCAACGAATATCGGGCCAACTGAATTTGTCGCATTGCTCAATTCAATGGTTGAAGCGGGCTATGTAAAACGCACGCGCACGCTCGGCACCGAATTGGTCAAACTCACTGATCGTGGCCGTGCGGCAATCACATTGGCCGAGAGTGAAAGCGAAGAGTCATGACAATCGCACAAGGCTCAGACGGCTTTACACGAGGTGAACCATTTATTTGGACTAATGCTGATGCGAACGCAAATTGGGGTAGTCGTGGTAGAAAACCGAAATGCGGTTTTTGCCTTCGGGTTTTCGTTGTCGGTGACGTTGTGCGATGGCTGTATTGCCATGAAGGGCCGAACATTTTTGTTTGCGCTGATGACGATTCGCCTGATGCAGCTATGCGCTTTGACGAAAGGTGGCGCACGGTCATTAGCCCTATTTTGCGCGAGTGGGGCGGGTACTACTCATGACCGCCAAGAACAAGACCGCGCCAACGCCCCGCTGTGAGCAGTGCGGACACAAGACGCGCGAGCATAAAACGTATGACGTACAGGTGAATGGCCGAGCTTTTGGCACGTCAACAAACTGCATCGTGCGGCACTGTGACTGTGTGACAAGCGCGTGATACGGTCGAAGGTCTCATTACCCCAACCACAACCACCAACGAAAGCGAGTTGAAATGTCCGAAGTAACGCGAACTAGTTTGGCCGACCGAAAGACGTTTGCCAAAATCCTGATGTACGGCAAGCCGAAGAGTGGCAAGACCACAGCGGCGGCACAGGTGGCGAAGCTCGACAGTGTTGAGCGCGTTGTATATGTCGATTGTGAAAGTGGATTGAAGGCGCCGCCACTCATCAACTACTTCGGCGTGCCCGTTGACAAGATCGACGTGCACGACGAAATTACCGACGCGGCCATTGAAGCGCTGATGTTCGAATGCCTGACTTCGCCACCCGATGCGTTGGTGGTTGACTCGGCCACTGAGTTGCACAAGAAATTGCTTGAAGAGATTGCCAACGCGAATCGTGATCGTGCGAACGCGGCGGGCAAGAACCGCGACAAGTATTCAATGCAAGTCGATGACTACGGCGACAACACCACGCAAATGCGCAAGTTGTTTCGCGGCTTTCGCGACGCCAAGGCGCACGTCATTTTCGTGGCCCTTGAGCAACGCGATACCGACAAGGCCACTGGGCTAATCAGTTACCGCCCGGACATGACGCCGAAGTTGTCGAGTGACTTGCTCGGCTACGTTGACATTGTCTGTCACACCACGTGCGAAAGCGTCAGCGGCCAAGCCGAGCCGAACTATTGGGGCACGTTTCGCGCCGTTGATTTGTATGAAGGTGGTGACCGTTTCCACATGTTGCCCCCGCGACTCATCAACCCGAGCGCTGACCGCATCATTGCCTACGTCAATGGTGACCTGACCCTTGATGATGACGCTGACATGCAACGCGAATTCGCGCGCATGGGCATCGATTCGACCAAGGCTGAAGAGCTCGACGCCGCATTGGCCCCGCCCAAGACCACAACGACCGCGCCCCCGCCGCTCAAGGGCGCGAAAGCGATGGCGTCATGAGCGCGCGTTTTCACGTAGCCGTCAACGCAACGAATCCGAATGAAAGCGTTGTCGTGCGTATTGATGAGACCGGGCAAGGCGCCGTTATTGCCCATGCGACGCCGTTTCAGGGCCAAGCAATTGCCAACGCGCTCAATAAGCAATTGGGCAGCGTTGAAACGCACATAACCAAATTGGAAACGCGAGTGCACGCCGGTCTTAGTACCGACTCATGCGCACTACCGAAGTGTGGGGTGACGCGTCAATTTCATTCGCAAGAGTCGCCATCGATTGATCATGAATTCGTTGAGGCGAACGCGATGGCATGTGCGCGTTGTGGGCATCGGGTATCGGCGCCCGTGCATGATTCATTGGGCTATGTGGGCGGCGACAACGACGAAATCGAATATGCGCCCGACAAGCACGCATTCGAACCGCCGCGAGGCGACAAGAACTGAGACCACGCGCAAGCGTGATCAAAGTGAAGTAACAACACCAACCAAAGCGAACACGAAAGCGAGACAAAGAAATGCCAAAGTTACCGAGCGAAACCGCAGCGGCGGTCGATGAGACCGAAGCGGCGCAAGGCTTTACACCCGTGCCCGATGCTTTATATGTGGCACAGCTCACGGGCGTTGAAGTCAAAGACGGCGACGAGGGGCCGTATTGGGCGTGGGAATTTACAATCCCTGAAGGTCACCCTTACGCCAGTCGCAAGTTTTGGAATAACACGAGTCTGGGCGAAAAGTCACGACCGTTTTTCAAGGCGATGTTTGATGCGTTCGGCGTGAGCGCTGACACCGACACTGACACACTGGTGGGCAGTTATGCCATCTTGAGCATTGGCACGCGCACCATTCAAAAGGGTGCACGCGCGGGCCAGTTGGCAAACACCATTCGCGAAGTGTTGCCGTATGCCGACGCTGATGGCGTGGCACCGGGCGACGAAAGCGCCTAGAACGCCGCGTGCCCCGTTGACCCGCATGTGCTGACATGACACGTGGCGGGTCTGAAGCCTCACCCATTAGGCGACAACGGGCGCGCGGTACATTGGGCACCCACACGGTTGCTAGTGACTTCTCAATCGTGTGGGTGCCCTTCATCAGTCTGTGAATGATCAACGGCGGCGAAAGTAGGTGTGGTGGCAAGTGTTCGCGAAGAGGCACGGCGACTAGCCGCACTGGGCTTCAATCCGTTGCCAACGCGACGTGGCAAGAAAGCACCGGGCTTGCCGTCATGGCGTGAATATCAATCACAACCATCAGCATCGATGGTTGACAGTTGGTGGGGCACAGGCAGTAGTTACGTCGGCATTTGGACATGCACGGGGACCATCAGCTCGCTGATTGTTCTTGACTGTGACAGTAAAGACGCCGAAACATTTTGGCGGTCAGTGATCGACGCCGAGATGTCGGCCACCACGTGCGTGAAGACCGCGAAAGGCGCTCACTACTGGTTCGCGTTAGCGCCCGGTGACAAGGTCGAATCATGGGCGATGCATGAAGGCACCATGTCATTTGACGTGAAGGCTGAAGGCGGCGGCGTCATGACCCCGCCAAGCCCGCACCCCGATGGCGGTTTTTATACGTGGGTGCGCGACATTGACGCCATCTTGCCCGCGCCGCGTTGGCTACTCGACGGCGGCAATGCGGCAAAAGCTCGAATGGCGGGGAACGATAACGCCGAGCCATCGAGCATAGCGGCGAATTTCGGTGCGGGGAATGACAACGGTAATGGTGAGGGCATCGGGGTCACCCGCACCATGCTCAGTCACTTGCTCAACAACAAGCCCGATGTGGGCGGGCGCAACGATTGGCTGACGCGGGTGGCGGGGCACTACGCCAAATCTATTCCATTCGAAAACGCCTATATGGACACCATGCGCATGGTCAATCGAACGTTGAGCACGCCGCTTGATGACGGCGAATTCATCAAGACCGTGTTGAGCGTGTGGAATTCTGAAAAGAACAAGGGCCGCACCACGGTCGAATCGTTGCAAGAGCGTGGGATTACGTCAGGCGAACCCGCCGACGACAACGGGTGGCTGATCGGCACGGGCCACATGTTGATGACAACGGTATTGGTGGGCGATAAAGACGCCAAGGTGTCGATGATGACTGAGTGGGGCAACTTCGATGTCACGACACTGGGCGTGATCAAGGGCACTGAGACAACGGATTATCTCGTGGTGTTGCACACTATCGGAGGCGATGTCGAATGCAAGCTTGAGGGGCGCATACTGGGGTCAGCGCGTGACCTTGCGGTATGGCTCGCGGCTCGACAAGCGGCGATTGTGCCACCCATCGGTGACACGCACGCGCGAGCTTCAGTTGCCGCGCGATTGCTCAAGTACGTAACCGCGCAATCAGCGCCCGTGTATCAAAGCGTGTCGGCGTTGGGTTGGAATGATGACGTACACGGCTTTATAACGCACGAGGGAATTATCAGGGGCGGCGACAGTGAGCCGCAACCGTTCGGTGACTTGCGGCCAGCGCCGTCGCTCAATGAATGGGCGCCGTATCGCTACGGGTTCGTGGCTGACCGTGACACGGCCAAAGCTGTGTTGCATGAAGTCATGACCTTTCATGATGATGACGTGTGCGCGGTTTATGGCTCATGGTGGGCGGCGTGTTTCGTGAAGCCGCAATTGATGACGCGCACGGCGTTGTTTCCCTTCATGGCGCTTGAGGCGCCGTCAGAAAGTGGAAAGACCACAGGATTTTTCGCGTTGATGATGCAACTGGCGGGCAATCGCGAAGGCCACGGTGAATACACGATGGCCGTGCTACGTGACCGTGTGAGCGCGCACCACAATGGGCCGGTGTGGGTTGATGATGTGACTGACCCCGCTGGTGCATTCGATTTGATACGACAAGCCACGTCGGGCGGTAGCCGAAGCAAGAAAGCCGAAAACCGACACAACCAAGAGACCGTCGCATTGGTGGCCCCGGTCACGATGTCAGCCGAAGGCTTGCACGCGTTGTCAACTGAAAAGGCATTGAGTGACCGAGCCATCAAATTACGCGTGCCGTCACCCATCGACCGGCGCTCATTGAAAGACCCGACGCGTTCGCAATGGGAAGACATAACCGAATTGCAATTGCAATGGCGACGCGACTTGACGCAATTGGCCGGTTGGTATGTGTCGATGGCGTTGGAAGTGCTCGACTGGGTTGATGACGTAACCGAGTTGCGCCCTGACGAACGCGGTGGGCGTTTCAACGATTCAATGGCGGTCTTGCGCGTCGGTGCGCGCATTCTTGAGCACATGGGCATTGTGGGCGTGCGTGATCGTGTTGACGCGTGGGTGAGCCGCCAAGCCGAGCTCTATGACCCCAGTGCCAACATCTTGACCAAGGCGGTGTTGCCGTGGGCGTGGCGTGAAGCGGGTTACCCGCGTTCGGCGTACGGCGGGCAACTGTGCTTCATTGATGACCACATGACGCTGTGGTATCGCGAAGAGGCGCTCAGTGACGCGTGGGCGGCTCGACGGTCAATCAGTGAGCGTGAGCGCCAGTTGGGGTCTCTTGAGTCGTTGCGTGACCAACGAGGGCGAATCACGGGCGCCAAGGGCGTCGGTAAGCCGTTTGTGACCGCCCGTGGTGGTCATGCCCGTAGCCGCTATCACAGTCTGCCTAGCGACGTTTCAGCGAGCGTCGCAGCGGCTTCAGGGTGGGGTGGCGAAGAGGCCACGGGCGACACGCCATTGAAGTTTCGGGGTGTCGAATGATGTGCACACCAAGGGTGTGCATTGCTATGTGCTTTGCCAGTATTCCCGATAGAAATAGTAAGATATTATGTTACAACGAGATGTCAAACGTGACAAATCCTCAAAAAATGCACACAGAAGATCACTGGGGTGTGCATAGGGGTGATCATAGTTTTAGTCAGTATTTACATAGTGATACACACACGCACACCCTTTTGCGGATAATGCTACGCGTGCGCGCGTGCGCGCACATGCGCGCGGGCACGTGCGAGTCATTCTGGCGAAGTGTGTGCATAGCTCGAAATGGACGAAATGAGACTCAGTCTCATGTAGGTGTTTGTCACAGTGGCAAGCGTCAGATAGGGTGGGCGAGATGAGTTTGCGACTTCCACGAGGGTCACGCAACGTGGCCGTTGACAGTGAGACCAGCGGGCTGTATGTCGATGACGGGGCGCGCATCAGCGTGGTTTCGGCGGCATGGCGCGACGTTCACACCAACAATTTGAAATCTGACGCGTGGGCGTTCGATCACGGGCGCAATGCGAAGACGGGCCAAGACGACTTGTTGGCGCTGATTGACGCTGACCCGAATAGAACGCAATTTGAATGGAACGTGCTAATGCAATGGCTCAATCAACAACGGTTGATCATGCATAACGCCTATTTCGATTTGCAAATGTTTCACGCGGGTCATCGTGAATACGGGTTTGGCATTGACTTGACTGACGCATTAGTGCACGACACGATGTTGACGCAATGGGTTCTTGAGCCGACAGAATCAGCGGCGTTGAAATCAACGGCGTCGCGCATATGGGGTGCGAATGAAAGTGCGTCGGCGCGAGCTATCGAAGCGCAGTTGGAAACCAACGGCGGGCGCTATGACTTTTTGCCGTGGGCTGAAGTCAGTGAGTATGCACGCCAAGATGCTGAATTGACGTTGCGACTGGCCGAGCGGCAATTTGATTTGCTTGAAGGCTCAAGTGAGTATTTGAGCGAACAAGTCGAAACCGAATTGAAAGTGTGCAAGGCGCTCACCCGCATGGCATATCGCGGCATTGGTTATGACGCGACACGTTCGCGATTGGAAGGCGCCAAGGCGAAAGCACAAATAGCGAAGGTGTCACACGAATTGCCTTTCAAGTTGACCGAAGCCGCCACACGGGCGTGGTTTATCAACACGTGTCGGTGCATACCGCATTGCATGACGGCGGGCAAGAAAGCATCATTGAGTGAATGTTGCATCAGAAGTTTTCAGGCGCAAGGCGCGCCGTGGGCTGATGAATACGCGACATTGCAAAAGTTGAAGCGAACCGTGAGCGTGTATTACGACGGCTACGCCAAGGCGACGGGTGTTGACGGGCGACTCCGAACGGACTACAAACAAATGGGCACGATTTCGATGCGCTTCAGTTCGCATCGTGTCAATTTGCAAGCCATACCCCAAGACCACAAGCTTGAGCGCCTTGAGGGCGTGGTGTTGCCGCGCGCGTTGTTTCGTGCAAGCGAAGGGCAACAATTGTGGGAATTCGATTTAGGACAAGCCGAAGCGCGCGTGGGCGCGAAGATTGCGGGTTGCACGTCATGGCTTGAGATGTTCGAAGAGGGCCGCGATTTGCATAGTGAAACCGCGCGGCAATTGTTTGATGACGATTCACACAAATGGCGACAGATTGGCAAGCGTGCGAACTTCGCATTGATTTACGGCGTCGGGGCGCATACGTTTCGCGGCGACGTGGAAAAGATGACTGGCGTGATACTCAGTGAGCGTGAGGCGCAAGAAATTGTGACCGAATGGCGCAAGTTGTTTCCCGAATTCCCGCGCATCAATCATCGCACCGAAGACTTCGCGCGCCGACGTGGTTATGTCGAATTGATTGATGGGCGTAGGCGGTATTTTCGCCCGTTCGAAGAGATGCATAAGGCGTTCAACGCCGTGGTGCAAGGGTCGATTGCGCAAGTCATCAAGCACATCATGATTGACCTTGATGAATGTGGGTATGACTTGCTCTTGCAAGTGCACGACTCAATTGTGATTGAACTTGATGCGGGCGACATCGTTGGCAATGGCGCGCTGATCACGCGCCGAATGGGCGAGCTCGCAACCAAGATGTGTGGGGTGCCGATGTTCGCTGAAGCGAAGCACTGGCACACGTTGGCTGACGAAAGTGTGAGTGTATGAAAAATCAAAAACGAAAGTGTTACCCGCGATGTTGGTTTGCGTATCCGGGCCGCGTTGGCTCATCATCGCCAACGTGCGTGCGGTGCGGTTCACCTAATCCGCGTTATCGCAGTGGCGATGACGACCGTTTGCATGATCGGTATTGGTCATGAGAGTGCTCGCCATTGTTGTGTTGTTGACGGCGTGGATTGTGACGCCGCACAACACCGTGACTGTGCATCGAAATTTGTATGTCGTGTTGGGTGATTCGAATGCGATGGATTCTGAATCGTACGCAATCAATCCATTCACATTCAAGAATTACTACGGCACAGCGATTCAAAATGGCGCTGACGCGCACGACTATTTGGCGTGGACATCATGGGATATGAAAGCGTCAGTGCACAACGTGGTTGGTCTTGATGCGGCGCAGTATCGAAGTGACGGCACGCAAATCTTTGGCCCTGAATTGGGATTAGCTCGCGGGCTGTGGAATAGGTATCACGTGGGCGCAACGTTCGTGAAGGGCGCGCCACTCAATGCCTCAGTAGCGAATTGGTTGCCCGCGTCAATGATCACCTATCTGAAAGAACTGGTTGCCAAGATCAAAATTGTTATTGCTTTTGATACGGCGCGCGGGCACGCTGATGTTGTGCGCGGTTTCTACTGGAATCAGGGCGTGGCCGATGTGAACAAAGCAACGACTAAGGCGCAGTACGTCGCGCGGCTCAAGGTGGTCATTTCGTATCTTCGCGTGAGTTTCAATGCCGCAACGGCGCCGTTGGTCATCAGTGAAATTGATTTGACCAAGAACATTGCCTACCGTCAAGCCAATGGTGGTTGCAATAATCCATATTTGTCATGCGCCCAAGAGACAACGGGCAATGATGTGATTCGCTCAGCTCAAGTGGCAATGACCACAGCATTTTCTCACACGTATGTTGTCGATACGCGCGGGTTGACACGCGCGACGAATGGCGTACATCTTGATGATGCGGGCGATTTGACATTGGGCTACGCACTAGCGAAGGTGACGCCATGAGAGTGCTCGCCATCGACCCCGGCGAAGTGCATTGCGGCGTCGCATTTTTTGACGATGGCGTTTGCACGCATACCGAAGAGTGCAAGCCATCGACGTTATTTGAGCATTTGGTTTTTGAGATGCTTGACGTTGTCGTATGTGAGGAGTTTCGACTTTATCCTTGGACAGCGGGCGCGCAATCGTTTTCGTCAATGGCGACGTGTGAAGTCATTGGCGTCATCAAATACATATGCGAGCAAGAAAGTATGCCGCTTGTTATGCAATCAGCGACGATCAAGAAAGTTGCGAGTGCGCAAATGAAAGCGCGTGGTGTTGACAATCTCGCGGTCGTGCAACGCAAGGGCGGGCACGCAGTTGACGCGTTCTTGCACGGGTGGTTCTACATCAATCAAACGAAAGGCGTGTGACATGGCAAATTGTGAGCATTGTGGGTATGACGGCGACGCGATGGGCGATGAGTTACAAGACTTGCGTGTGTTGCGCGACAAGCAAGCCACAGTTATCGATGCGCAACATGACGCGCTTGATGACATCGACACCATTACAGCGAAAGGGTTGAAACTACGATGACGGCTAACGGCATCATCATTGGCTACAAGGGCGATGGCGACGTGACGGTGTATGCCGTGGCATCGGGTGCGCTGATGTGTGAGAGTGCGCACCACGAGAGTGGCGAGCTCTTCGGCGTCACGTCGGCGGCTGAAATGGCAACGCACGTGCGCGAGCATGTGAAGTTGGGTCATAGCGTGCCACAGGTACAATTTGCACGGTTCGAACATGATCAGTTGGCGTGGCAACGTTGGCTCAATACGTTCGATGAAACGGGGTCACATGTCGTGGGCTGAATTCAAGCAAGTGTGGTGCGATTACGTCAGGTGCACGAAAAGTTGGTTTCGATGAGAATGGTGACGTGTGATCGATGCGCGACGCCGCATGATGAATCGGTGAGTGGCATTAGCCCGTGCCGTAATCCACAAGAGGTACGCAATACTGAAACGCCGTGCCCGGTGTGTCACCACACGCATGACCAAGGGTTGATGTGTTTGACCGTGCTAGAGCTCGACGGGGG